CGCATCAAAGCAAATCATAATGGTTAATATGTTTGTACTTGCTGCAATTGTACATCTATTTTCAATTGGTGGATTTATACAAACCACATCATTATATCCTGGTGCACCAACACCTGTTCCTGCTCCTGGTATCATATCTTGGACTGGATACCTAATACCACCAGCGATTCCAATTCCAAATATCAACTTTCCATCTGAAGATGGTAGTGAACCACCGGTAATAGAACAACCTGATGGAAGCAGTATAACAGACCCAATACCAGAACCTGAAGTTGATATCAATGATTTATTGGGAGGTAATGTTGCATTCGATAATGTAGTAGATTCAACTCTACCAGAAGATGTGATAGATGAAGTTGGTGAAGAAGATATTAATGAAATTCTTAGTGATTTCAAAGAACAAATCAAAATAGGTGGTACTAAGTGTGAGTAAAAAACAAAAAAACCCAAAACAAATATTTATATAGAAAGGAAAACATTTTATAATGGATACGGATAAATTAGTAAAAGCAATACAAATCATTGTAAAGGAAGAAATCAAAGTATTACTACCAAAGTTAGTTAAAGAAGGTGTAAAAAAAGAGATGACTAAATTGTTGAAGGAAAACAAACAATTAAGAGAGGCTCTAAAACCACAGAAACCCCAACAACCAACTTTTATGGATAGTGAACCTATGGTAGAACAAAAAGTTCAACAACAAAAAACTTTGAGCAAAAATCCAGTGTTGAATGAAGTGTTACAACAAACACAACCATTTAACTCAACACAAAGACAATCAACTGGTGAAGAGTATAGAACTATGAACTTCACTACTAATGATACACATACATTAGGTGCATCAAATATAGCACAAAAAATGGGTTACGGAGAAATGGCACCAAAGCAAGGTTTAGGTGTTCAGACTGGAAACGCTGGGTTAGATAAAGCACTAAATAGAGATTATAGTGGTTTAATGAAAGCGATTGATAAAAAGAAAGGTCCTTGGAGACCGGGAATGTAATATAGATTATGGCTGTTGAGCTTGGTAGAAAAATTGTTAAAGATACCGCTGCATATTCAAATTATGCAATTGGTATCACTTTACCATTAACTTTTGGTGAGAATACATTCGAACAATCGTTTTTAACTAAAGACCAAGTCAAATCAAATATTAAAAATCTTCTACTTACTAAAAGAGGGGAACGAATTTTACAACCCGAATTTGGAAGTGGTTTACAATCATTATTGTTTGAACCAAATGTAGATGATTTAGAAGGTAGAATAGAAGATACTATTAATGAAAGCTTATCTCAATGGTTACCTTATGTTACAGCGGAGGAAATTGATATTGAAGCAACTGATGAGTTGAGAGATAATAATAGATTAAATGTTTCGATTAAATTTAGAATAGGAGATGATATTAATTTAGAAACTCTAACATTCACAGTTCAGGGATAATAAGATATGGCAATTACAAAAACATCAAAAAACTTTAAGAATAGAGGTAAGGATATAAAATACCTTAATAAAGATTTTACGCAATTTAGAGAAAATCTAATTGAGTTTGCTAAAACTTATTTCCCTACTACATATTCTGATTTTAACGAATCATCGCCAGGTATGATGTTCATTGAAATGGCATCTTATGTTGGTGATTCACTTTCATATTATGTTGATGATACCTTAAAGGAATCATTAATGGTTCATGCTGATGATATTGAGAATGTGATAGCACTTTCACAATATTTGGGATATAAACCAAAAGTAACTGCACCAGCAGTAACAACTCTTTCGGTTTATCAATTAGTACCTGCTATTGGTAGTGGAAATAATAATACCTATGATGAAACATATCTTTTAAGAATTAAAGAAGGAATGAGAGTTGAATCTACAAATGGTGTACAATTTATAACACAAGATGTTGTAGATTTCAATGATGAATTGGATAGAGAAATAACAATCTATCAAAGGGATAGTGTTAGTGGAGAGGCATCTTTTTACTTAGTAAAAAAGTTAGTAAAGGGAATATCCGCAGAAGTGAAAACTGAAGAAGTAACATTTGGTAATTATGAAGAATTTCAAAGCATAAATTTATCAGATACAAATATTATTGATATCTATGATGTAAGAGATTCAAATGGTAACAAATGGTATGAAGTTCCTTACTTAGCACAGGAGTTAGTATTTGTTGATTATCCAAATACTGAAAACAATGACCCAGACCTTTATCAGTTTAAATCAACAACTCCTTATATTTTAAATACACTTAAAACATCTCGTAGGTTTGTAAAACAAATCAATCCAGATAGTACAACTAAAATTCAATTTGGAGCAGGAGACCCAACAGTTAGTGAAGAAACAATTATTCCTTCATTTAAAAATGTTGGATTAGGATTACCTAATTCTATTTCTAAATTAGAAGAATCATTTGACCCAACTAACTTCTTAAAAACAAAAACATATGGTTCATCCCCATCTAACACAACAATGACTGTAAAATATTTAATTGGAGGTGGTTCTGAATCAAATGTTAAAAAAGGCACTATTACTCAAATTAATAATATTGAGTATGAAGAGGATACATCACTACTTACACAAGCACAACTATCATTATACAATGCGGCTAAAAACTCTATCGCAGTAGATAATGAAGTTCCTGCAACTGGTGGTAAAGGTGGGGATACAATCGAAGAGATTAGACAAAACGCTTTAGCAAACTTTGGTTCACAAAATAGAGCGGTAACCGCTAAAGATTATGAAGTAAGAACATTATCGATGCCAACTAAGTTTGGGGCAATTGCTAAAGCATATGCAACCGCAGATGGTACATTGGATAACAACTCACCATCATCAATTTTGGCATCACCTAAAGCTCTACAAGAATTTACCGATTTAGTAGAATCATTCGTAAACAAACCAGAAGATGAAGAACCAAATAGAGAAAGTATTCAAACTGAAATTAAAAACTTTTTAATAGGCAAAACTTCAAATGATAATGAAAAAAATAATCCATTTGCAATAAATCTTTATCTATTAGGATATGATTCAAATAAGAAATTATCAACATTAAATAAAGCAATAAAAGAAAACTTAAAAACTTATTTAAATGAATATAAAGTTTTAACCGATGGTATTAATATCAATGATGGATTTATTATTAACATTGGTGTTGAATTTGAAGTAATTACTTTAAAAAATTATAATAAAAGTGAAGTAATTTCCGAATGTATAACCGAATTAAAGGATTATCTAAACATTGATAATTGGACTTTTAATAATACAATCAATCTTTCGGAATTAGAATTAATTATAGCAAATGTTGATGGAGTTAGTTCAGTACCAAAATTAAAAATTGTAAATAAGTGTGGTGGGCAATATTCACCAAACTCATATAATATAGAAGCGGCGATTAAAGATAAGATTTTATATCCATCTTTAGACCCATCGGTTTTCGAAGTTAAATTTCCGGATTCGGATATTAAAGGGAGGGCGAGATAATGGCATACTATTTTTTAACAGCATCAAAGGATGCATCGGTGTACTTACAACAACCTGACCAAAACGCTGGTTTAGATGAAGTATTAGAAGTAAGTAAGGTTTACTATGGTAATATTAAAGATGTATCCAGAGCACTTCTTAAATTCGATGTAAGTGGGTTATCATCAAGCTTAGCAGATGGTTCAGTATCAATGTCAGATGCAACACTTATATTAAAGGAAACCGAATCAGAAGAACTACCATTAGAGTTTACATTAGAAGCATATCCAATTTCACAAAGTTGGGAAATGGGTAATGGTACTAGATTTGATAATATTACAACTTCTGGTGTAACTTGGAACAATAGAGAGGGTGATTCTGTATTACGATGGTTAGAAACATCTGAATTTAGTAGTGTATCTACTGGTTCATATGAAGGTAAGGGTGGTACATTTTATTACGCATCTTCTTCCTCACAAAACTTTCAGTATAAAACTACTGATGTTTATATGGATATTAAAGATATTATGGCTGATTGGATTAGTGGTTCAATCCCAAATGATGGTA